ACTTCATCTACTTGCTTTTTGTTTCTTGGCATAAAAAGCACGTATTGTTTGTTGTTGTCTTTAAGATGTTTCTTGAATAGTTTCCATCTTAATGGGAAAGACTCATTTGCATAGCCTTTAGTTTCAATAATCCATTTCCCTTTTGGATCTACAAAATCAGGAGTGTAAGTAATTGGTCTAATCTTACTTCCTTTATTATATAGTTTTTTAGCAGTACCTTCATAACATGCTTGAGGATACAATAACGCATCAAAAATAGTAAAAGTATATGCTTCATATTCTACTAATATATCAGCTTTCTCTAGTTCTTTGTAACAGTATAGTTCTAAATTAGATTGAAAGTTATGTCCATCATATGTAGACTTTTTAGCGTTTTTAACTTTACTTCGTCCCTTCCAAGCCATAGTTCATAACATTAGTTTGAAGATACCCTTCCAATCCTCTATTCTTATTCCAGATAAATGCTTGTCCACATCTTAATGTACCAACGTATCCTTGAGTTTTATGCCAAGCATCGTTACCACATATAGAGGGTATAAATCTAACTTTAGTTCCCATGTATTCATTGAGCATTTCTTTATGCTTATGTCCACAATGTACTTCCCTAACTCTACACCTACTCCACATTTCTGGTTGTTCTGTAGCAATTAATAAAGGCAATTCTTGAGCTTTCTCTTTATCACCATGAGTAAACATGATCATATTTGTACCATATTCATAGTACTTACGAGTATCTAAACTATTGTCTACATTTACATTCTTGTTCTTATGATACATAGCATCTAAAACTTCACCCACATAGAACATACGCTCAAAGTCATGGTTACCTTGTATAACTACTACATCTACAGGGGCAAATTGCGCTAAGTAATCAATTGCTTTCATAACTAAATTCCAATAACCTCTAAAAGATTGACGCCACAGCATATGATCTTGTTGAGGTGTACCTTTAGTTGTAGCTCTTGAAAAACCTTCTGAGTTAAGACCATCATTCCCTACTGGTAATAGGAATCTGTCTATTTCTACTCCGTCAGCTTTTTTATGAAGATCTACAATTGCTTTCATATACTGTTCTTCTATTGCATTTGTAGGGTCATCAGTTATCTTACCATAATGAATATCTGGCAAAGAGATCTCATAACAAATAGGATCTTTAGCTTTTTTATAAGCAATCTTATTTACTTTATGAGAATGAGTTTTAATATAATTTAATAATTCATCTTTAACTTGCGGCTGTTCATGCCACTGATTATGTGTTACTACACTATATCGCTGCTCTCCATTAAAGTTTTGCCAAAATTTTACAGATTTAACATCAGCCATAGTTAATCCATTATCTAATAGATGTTTTGAAAATGCTTGGCTTTCACTCAACGCGTGGCCATTGTCGTTATTCATTCTCTCTTGTACCCACTCTTCAGAAGTTACAAGTTTTTTACAATCTCTGATAATAGCTATATCTACATCCCATTTATCTGCTAACCATTGTGCTCCTTTTTTTAAGAATCCTTTTCGGGTCCTCAGTTTTTCAATAATTTCATCTCTGTCCATTTAATATGTTTTTAAGTTCGTTAAAATTGCCTACTTTGCTGACTAAATCGGAAGGGTCTTTCGATTCAAATTCGCTAGGTATACAAATGTTATTAAACCCATATAAGTCACAGATTTGTTGAGCTACTCTTTGCCCTGGATTAGCCGCTTTGTCAAAATCGTTGTCATATAAAATTTCTATCGTACGAAATCTGTCTTTTAACTCACTTATTAAATTGTTATCTGGTATTTGCATTTCGCTTTGCATGGCAATAGCATTGTAACCTGCTGCATATAAACACATAACATCTTTTAATGAAGAGGTAATGATAAGCTTCTCACCTTTATTTGGGAGTTGGTTGTACCCTTGTACATCCGTCTTTTTAGTATTGCTTACCCATTTATTCTCTTCTTCATAAGGAGAATAGATTTTATATCGACTTTTAAATTTAAAAGCATATGTTACTGATTTACACGTAAATCTATTATCGTTCACCCACAAATGACTTATTGGTTCAACGGCAAACATAGTAAGTATTTTCTTACTGACCAAGTATTTAGACCAAAATTTCGCATCGTCTTTACTCCAGAGTCGGTTTTTCTTTTGAATCAAAACCGAAGGCTTTTTAAATTTAGGCGATGATTGCCTTAATGCCATGCATCCCATAGTAAATTCGATAACGTCTGTTTTTGAATGTAATCCTAATTTAAAATCACAATCAATAATTCTTAAACAGTCGTAAAAAGAACAATTAAATTTAAAACGAACATAACTAAAACAGTCAAATGTATGCTCAGAATGACCAAAATCTTTGTATAGAAGTTTACCATTATAAGGTATAATAGAAACTGTAGGACTCTTATCGCTTCTCAAATCACTCTTAAACTTTTTACCTAATTCTTTAAAAGTAGGACAATAATACATAAAAATGTCATACTCGGAAATTTTCCCAAGTATGACATCAGTATGTAAATGATCTGAACTATCTCTACTTTGAATAGCCATTAGAACGGCGCATCCTCAGTTTGTTTAACACCATTTTGAGGGCTATCAGGCATAACCCAATCTTCCTCTTCTTTTATAGTATCAGGAGTAACTAGTGTAGCTGTAGAAACATGTGTTCCCCATTTAAGGTCTACGTTAAAGTCAGCATTAAATGCTCCATACTCATCATTTAAAGATTTAGTAAATAAATCATCTCTTTGAGGTTTAACTCTACCAAAGTATTTAACATACGTTGTTTGGTATTTAGAGTCTTTAACACCTACTAGTAATCTTACCTCATTATCAGATAAAGCATGAACTAAAGCTTTAAGTTCTGATACATTTCCTTGAGATATATCTTTCATAGTTTCATATGATACTTCATCTCCATTAGCTACGTTAGCCCAAGCTTTAGTAAAATTAATTAATGTTTCTTCTCCAACAAATGCTGGTCTTTGGTCTTCTGGTTTCCACCAGTCATATGATGGAGCTTCTTGTGACCATGTAGTTTGCCCAATACTGTTTATCCATTGATTCTTACCTGATTGCGATACTCTTTCTTTTGGTTGCATTAAAACTTCTACTTTAACTGTAGTTTCTTCATTTTTTACCCAAAATACAATTTTTTTGTATTCTTGATCAGAAAATGCAACATCATAATTAGGCTCTGTTTTCACAGGTATATTTAATGTATGTAGTTCTGCCATAGTAGGATTAACTGCTATAACTTTAAAATTTGAGATTCCAGAGTATAATTTTACTCCTCCTGCTACTTCTTCAGTACTTGAATTGCTTTTTATTGCCATTTTATTTAGTTTTTTTATTAATAATTAAATTCATTTTGTTCAACTTCGTCATCTTCATCAAAAGATTCTCCAAACTCTTCAGCTTGTTGCTCTTCTACTAGCTCTAGAGTATCTTCTATTGTAGGAAGTGCTTCTTCTACAGGAATACTAGTTTGATTAGGATCTACTTGTTCGTCACTGTCATCTACAAATTCAAAAGATAATTTTCTAACTTTCTTAGCTTTTTTACCTTTAAGTGTAGGATGCTGGAACATTTGAGTTACTTCCCAAGTTTCTAATCCGTACTTTTCCTTAATACCATCTCTACTAATACCATTTTCTAAGTCTTCTAAAATCATTGTTGTAGTAATTTTGATAGGCGTTTCTTGTTTTACAACTGCGCCTTCAGTTGGTTCGTTTGCTTCAATCATTTGTTAATGTTTAATTAGTTAATCTATAAATATTTTTGACCATTCTAAAGGCATGGCCTTACCTTTCAAGTGTTCGCATCTAGTTCCTGCAGTGATGTCTTCCAAAGAGTCAAAGCTAATCATAGTTTCTTCTTTCTCTCTGTATATATATCCAACAGCATCTGCATTAGTACAAGTAATTTGCTTGATCTTACCAGTTAAATCAAGGTCCTTAACAGCAACCTCTTTACCTTTCTTCTCAAGCATCTTATCTTTTAAGTGTCCAACTAAGATAATATGATCCGCTAGTTTATTCAATTTATCCATCCATTCCTTATAAGCAAGTCTTAAATATAAGTATCCAGCTCCATTAGGTAGTGATAGCACTGATGCCCCAGGGTTCTTTTGATCAAAGTTTTTACCCATAGGAGTTTTCATATAAATTTGTTTAGCATATCCTTCGCACCATTCTTCTAGTTTAGATATAGTGTCAATTGCTATGTATTTATAAGGTCTCCCTTTCTTCATGATTTCTGTTCCAATAGTTTGTAAATCTCTCAGATTGTGTGCTTTTATTTTTAAAGCATCAATCATATCTGATCCATCTTCTAAATCAATTATTAAACAATTATCAAGTTCTGACAATACTGTAGTCTTACCTATTTTAGGGGCCCCATATATTATCATGTTCTTAGGCGATTTACGGGACGCCTTAACCTTCTTAGTTGGTAATTCCATATTACTTATCATCATTTTTGTACCATACTCCATAAACTTTAACGTTATGAGGCGCGGTACACATTAATACTCTTTTTTCTATTATCTTGTCTTTGTCTTGTGTTTGATCTTGATACTTTGGATTCTTGCTGTTTAGCTTTCTTTTTTTCATATAATTCTATATTTTTTAATAGTTTTTGATTTTGCCTACCCATGATTATAATCTGCTAACAGTTCATTTTTATGGTCTAGCTCTTTTAATAGTTCTTTTTCTGTTCTATACATTAGTAAAAACATTACATAAGAACCTATAAGCATTCCCACTGTTAAAGATATTGCAACAACAGGTAGCCCGGATAATAAGTGTGTGTAATCTATCATAAGTTATATTTTTTGATTAAATCTGATTTCATTCTTTTTAATTCATATGTTCTTGCTCTTGTAGAAGGAAATGCAGTGCTTCCACTTACGACTGTAGTATATTCTCTTTTATCGTTTTCAAGTTTTTTAATAGTAATGTTAAGATTGTTTATAATTTCTTTTGCTTTATCTATTCCCATCATTCCGCTCTCCTCCAATTAGCAATTCCACCGCCCAATCTGTTTTCAGGACTATCGTCTTCTTCTTCTCCTAATAAATGTCTAACATAAGAATTAGCCATCTCTAATTTATCTATCTTTAGTTCAAGGTTTTTAATATCAGTGTCTGAACCTGCTGGTCCAGGAACTCCTTGAAGTCCTTGTTCACCTTTTTCGCCTTGATCTCCAGAAGCTCCTTTAGGACCTCTAGCTCCAGTAGCGCCAGTAGCACCGTCTAGACCTTCTTTACCATTTGTTCCATCTATTCCATTTACTCCATCTGTGCCTCCTTCACCATCTGCACCATGTAATCCATGCTCACCATCTTTACCGTCTTCTCCATTTCTACCAGGTAACCCAGTATCTCCTATAGTACCTTTCTCTCCATGAATGCCTTGGTCTCCTTTTTTAAGTTTAAAATGACTGTCTGATATCTTTTTTATAATTCTGTTTTCTATTTGTGATGCAATATACATCCCTACTGCTACTCCTACACCTAATACAGTGCATAATAATACTATATCCATAATTTTAACGCCTATATTAGTGAGCAGGACTTTTCTCGGTTATTGTTTAATTCGTTCGTTAATTGTAAAAGTTGACATTTCTGCTTCAAAAGGTATAATTCCTAACATGCCGTCTCTATTTTTTTCTATGTGTACTGCTAATAATCCCATAGGATCTTCACCGCAATAAGTGTCTGTTATACCATATAAATCATGAGGCCTCTGAAGCATCATAACAACGTGTGCGTCTTGACCAATACTATCACCACCAAATAAATCTGTTAGTAATGGTTGATATTGATTTTTAGCACGATGCTCTTGTTCTATGTTACGATTCAATTGAGATATTAAAATATTAATAGTCCCCATTTTAGCTTGTAACCACATACACCCTTTAGATACTTCATTTAGTTTTTGTAGCTCATTTTCTTTATCACTTAATATAAGTCTAGAGTGATCAAATACATTAACTATAGTATAATCTGGTCGTTTATTAGTTATCTCTACATTAGCTTCTTTAATAAATTCCATATTTCTAGGTATATTATTAAAATAGATAGGATAATGAGCGTACTTAAGAACCTCTGCTTTGAATGCCTCATAAGCATCCTTTTCTAACTTTCGTTCTACAGATAATAACTCAGCAACTTCTTTGTTAGTTCCTTTAGCACCTGCACGCATGATCTGTTGATGGCCTGGCATTTCAAAACTCCAATA